ATCAAACAATCTTGCTAATTATTATCAAATAGATCAACCGTTGAAAGTTCATCCGGGAAATCATTTTATTACAATAAATATGAATAGAAAATTAGAAATTCTCCAAGAACTGATTAGTATTGGAGTTATAGTAAGTGAACCTTACTTAATAGGAAAAGATTATATCACTGACATTGATTTAAGTCATTGTACAGATGAAGCAAGAATGCACGTATTGCTTGATGAGTTAATGAAAATTGATGACTAAAGGATTTACAATATCACCAAGTATTTATCCATTTCCTATACATATATATTATGGTGTAGAGAAGGATGCTCATAAGTTCTTTAAATCTACTTTAGAAAAAGGAGATCATAAAAACATTAAAGAGTTCTTTACAGGAACTTATAATGCTAGAACTTGTCAGACTACTTATAGTGGTATTGCATTACACTTTAAAAGAATTAGTCCTAATCTGATTGCTCATGAGATGTTTCATTGTGTAGAACTAATCTTTGAAAAGATTGGTATGTTTCTAAATGATGAAACATCTGAAGCATGGGCATATTATTTAGGATATTTAGTTGAACAAGTTTATTTAAATTTATATGATTAATTTAGAAGATTATACTATTGAAGATATTAGTCAACATCTTCCAAAACAATTTGATAGATCTAATCATAAATGGATTGTTGGTGAATCAAATAAGGAGGAATATTTTTCTATTAAGGAAGTGAAAAGTTGGAGAGGTGACAACATTATATGGAATAACAATAAGTATGTTATTGTTGCTGTAGAAACATATGCTGTTCCAGATTGGAGAGAATATAAGACGATTAGTATAATTTTAAAACTAATACAAAAAATGTATTGATGATAACTAATATAGAAATATTAAAGAAAGATTTGATAAGGATTGAAAACCTAAAATCTTTTTTAATTGATATTCCTAGAGTTCATCCTGATAATCCCAAATATCTAAATTTATGGAAGCAATATAATAAATGGTGTATAGAAGGCTTTTGGGCTTTTGATAATGGTGGTTGGAGATTTATGCCACCTACTTTATTTTTCTATGGTAATTTCTTTAAGATTGAAATAGAGCAAGAGAAGATTAGAAAGTTTACAAAACCTTTTGTTCGTGATTTAGATTGGCATATTCATTATGCTTATTTGGAATGTCAAGGATTTTCTGGGTTTAGAGATGATGACAAATATTCTGCTGATAGAGCATTAAACAATCCAACTTTATATAAGAAATTAGAAAAGTCTGGTAAGGCACATGAGAGGCAAAGGTTTAATGATATGCATTCAGCAGATGGTAAAAGAAAACAGTATGTAAAGCCTAGAACATTAATTAGGAGATTACATGAGAATAATGTAGGATGTCCTTTGTATTGGAATCCTGCACAAAATTTAATGATATTTGGTAGTAGAGGCGGTAAAATTTTCTGCCGTCAATAGTTAGTAATAACTATTAAGTAATTGCGTAAATTGCTGGAAACTTTTGAAAGTATATAAACTACAAAGTAATCTGAAAAGATAGACTTGAATGTTTGAAAATTATATACTATAAAACAATCAGCAGCCAAGACCCTAATGTTTTACTAAGGGTAAGGTTCAGAGACTAGATTAACTAAACAAAATTAGACTTTAACAAAGTTAAGGCAAATGACAACAAAAGAAAAAAAATTCATTCTCTCCTGTGTTTTAGGAGACGGCTGTATAAACCAGCGTATTATCAGCAATACTGTTCAGTGTAGGTTTTTACTTAAACACTCTATAAAACAGTTTGAATATTTTAATTGGAAAGTTCAAAAACTAATGGCTATTTTAGATAGTAGTCAATCTAAAAATTTCCAGAGAAAATCAAATTATTCTATTGAGCAAAATTGTGGAAGATCAAAAATTGATGCTGTTAGATTTGAAAGAAATCATCCTTTTTTTAAAATATTGTATAAGTTCATTTATATAAATGGTCATAAAACCTTTTCAAGAAAAGTGTTAGATCGTTTAGATCAAGAGGGATTAGCAATATGGTTTATGGATGACGGATCTTTATATAATGCTGTTTATAAAGGGAAAAAGTATTCTATTTATTCTAAGTGCACTGCTAGATTAAATACATATTTATCAAAAGAAGAGAATGAAGTAATAATTAAATATTTCAAAGAACGTTGGAATATAGAATGGAAAAATGAAAAAGAAAAGAATTTTTACAGACTTCGTTGTAATACAACAGAATTTAGAAAATTTGTAGAAATTATTAATCCATATATCCATCCTTCAATGAAATATAAAGTTGACATAAAAGTAGGGCAAGTAGTTAATCATAACACGCAACTCCAAACAGATAATGCTGTGGATGAAGATATAGTCCAACGTTGATGAACGGGAAAATCATTTACTGTTGCTGGAATATCAGCACAGATAATGACATTTGATGGTATTAAGAGATTTAATAAAGAAACTTATTTAAATCCTCCTACTGCTAAGGTTGTTATTGGTGCTGCTGTTACAGATAAGAGTTCTGAATTAATAACTAAGGTTGTTGACGGATTAGGGTTTTTATCTACTGAAAGTGATTTAGGTGTATGGGGGAGTCCAGAGGATGAGGAATATTTACCAAATCCTTTTGCTCGAAATTGGGAAGGAGATGTTAAGCCGGGCAATAAGAAACATCCTTATAGATATACTTATAAGGTTGAGACAAAGGCTGGTTGGAAAACTAGAGGTACTAGAACAGCATTGTTTCATATCAACTATTCTGATAAGAAACAGGATGGTGCTCAATCTGGGGCTGGTGGTCGTGTATCTATTTCTATATATGAGGAAGTTGGTTTAATGCCTAATTTTAAGGAAGCCTTATTTAGCAATGTTCCTACTGTTAGTAATGATGGTGAGCAGTATGGTGTACAGGTAGCATTAGGAACATCTGGTAATATAGACTTAGTTCAACAGTCTAAACAAGTATTTAATAATCCAGAAGATTATAACTTTTTGGAATTTGAGAATATTTGGGAAGATGATGAACATGCTAGGAATATTGGATTATTCTTACCTGCATATTTGGCTGACCAGACATTTAAAGATGAGAATGGCAATACTGATATTGAGGCTGCTTTAGAGCATTACTTTAATAGAAGAGTTGAAGAGGCTGCCAAGAAAGATCCTACTGCTATTTATAATGAGAAGATGAACTATCCATTAGTTCCTTCTGACATGTGGATTAGTAGTAAAGGTTCTTATTTTCCACAGATGGAGTTAATAGAAAGAGAGAGGGAATTATTAAAAGATCGTACATTTAGAACAATAGGTAAGCCTATTAAATTAACTTGGAGTGCTGAAGCCTTTAATGGTGTTAAGACAGAAGTTAATGAGGATGATGAACCTTTCTATGATTTTCCATTCAATAGATCTATGGCTTCTATTAAGGGTTGTCCTTTAATATTTCATGAACCAGAGACTATTAGAGGTCAGATACCTAAAGATATGTATTTATTTACATTAGACCCTTATGTATCTGATAATATAGATGAGGGTGGTTCGGTAGGTGCTTTTTATGGATTCTTAAATCCTAAGTATTGGAAGGAAGGTATTAAACAGACAATGGTATGTTCCTATGTTGGTAAGCCTTCTGATGGTAAGGATAGATTCTATGAGAACTGTGAAAAGTTAATACAGTATTATGGTAATTGCCACAGATCATTTTGGTATGAAGCAAATAGAGGTGATTCTGTAAAGGGTTACTTCTTAAAGAAAGAGAAATTATATTTATTAGCATTAGAGCCTACTAGAGAAAAGGGATCTAATGTATATGCAAAGAAAGTTCAAAATTATGGTGTTCGAGTTAATTCAAGAACAGATAAGATTGAAATGATAGATGATACTAGTGAATGGTTATTAAGTCATTGTTATGATGGTAAAAGAGTTGTCGAGACAATTCCTGATATATTCTTTATCAGACAGGCAATGCAATTTAATTTAGAACCGGGATCAAACTTTGATGCTGTTTCTTCTGTAATCATATTCCCATTAGCATTAAAAGAGATTCAGCATATCGTTGAATCTGAAGTACAAAAAAAGAATAAACACAATCCTTTGGCTGGCATATCTATGAATGTAAATATGTTTAAGTCTAATAAATTTGATGAATTTAAAAGAAAATATGAACAGACAATCAACGCGTCTAGAGAATAACACTGATGAGATCAGTGGTGTATTAAAAGGTATTGAGAATGCCTCTAAAATTATTACTTCGACTATGGGTGGTACGGGTAAGAATGTATTGCTTTATGAAGAGGGTAACTTACACTTTACAAAAGATGGTGTATCAGTTGCCAAGAAAATTAAATTTACTAATAAGCAAGAAGATGCTGGAGCACAGTTAATGATTAATGCTGCCAACAATACAGTAAATCAGTGTGGTGATGGCACAACTTTAACCAGTTTAATGGTTAACGAGTTTGTTAGTAAATTATTTAAGGAGGTTAAGGACAATCCTGTTAATGATGTTCTTGATTATACTAAATTAAAGATTGCAGAAATTGCTGAAGAATTAAAAAGTAATTCTGTTAAAATTGAATCTTATGATGACATTTATAGAATTGCTTTAACATCTTGCAAGTCTGATACTTTAGCAAAACTTATTGAATCTGTTTATAGAAAGACAGGGTTCAATGCTTCTATTTCTGTAGAGATGTCAGAGAATCTAAATCAGACTTATGTAGAATTTACAGAAGGTTTGACATTTGACAACGGTTATATTAATAAAGGATTTGCTAATAAAGATAATGGTAATTGTTCATTTGAGAAACCAGAAGTTCAGATATTTGATGAAGAATTATCTGACACTGTAGCATTCACTGAAATTGCTGATTATTATAATGCTGAAGGTATTCCTTTGGTAATCCTTGCTCCAGACTATTCTGATGGTTTTATTAAATGGGCATTGACCAATAAGGTTTATCAAAATCTTAAGATTTGTTTATTGAAACTTCCGGGTTGGGGCATGTCTGTTGATGAGAATGTTAAGGATTTAAAAGCATTCTTAACAGACAATAAATGTAATAAAATTACTATTACTGATAGTAGTTTTACTATTTACAATAATCCTGAAAAAAGAAAGATTAGAAATAGGATTAAGCAATTGACTTCTAGAATGGAAGTAGAAACAGAAATGTTTAGAGTTGAAGATTTCCAGAAAAGAATTCATAAACTTCAACAAACTGCTGCTATCATTTATGTTGGTGGTACTACACGTAAGACTGCGGAGGAAGAGTATGATAGAATTGAGGATGCCGTAGGTGCTTGCAGATCTGCTTTAGTAATGGGATATGTTCCCGGTCAAGGTATTTCTTTAATTACATTAAAGACTGAATTAGAACCTTGGTTAAAAGAAATTATGGAATCACCTTATAATACTATTCTTAAGAATGCTCATTTAAAGGCTCCAGAACAGTTGATTCCTTATAATGTAAGGACTCGACAATATGATAATAACTTGGTTGATCCAACCTATGTTATCATTAAGGCATTAGAAAATAGTTTTGCATTAGCAGAACTTCTAATAAATACATCTTATACACTACATGATTAAAATTAAATTAAAGATTCCAGAATCCGAAAAGTTTGAGAGGGAAGGGGAATGGTTTAAAGAAATGATAAACCACTATATCCCCTTCCAACTTCCTTACCATGAGGATTATGAGGTTATGAGCAATTCTTATAAAGTTGTTAATAATGATCTGTCTGGATTTAGAGCAGAACTGCAACAATTCTGTAATCCTCTAGGAGTTAATACTGGAGAGATTGAAGAGCAGGTATTACCTTATCCTGAATTAAGAAATAAGGTAAACATTTTAAAAGGGGAAATGTTATCTAGAAAAGATACATTTCACATTATGCTTTTGTCATCTAAAGCAATTAAGGAAAAGGATGAACAATTACTAGAGGCTATTAAGGCTTCTGTTGATGAAAAGACTGCTATTGATATTTCTAAAATGGAAATGGAAATGCAGGGTATGTCACCAGAAGAGATTGAGAAATTTACACAGGAGTTAAGAACTAAGAATGAACCGGAGGATTTACTTACGACTAATTTTATGTCTGATACAGAGATATTCTATAATCAGAGTTTAAGATATTGTGAGTATAATCAGGATATTCCTGATAAGAAAAGTCAGACATTTGAAGATGCTGTTATTGTTGATAGATGTTTTATTTATTCTGGTTGGAAGTATGGTAAACCTCATTTGGAGATTAGAAATCCATTGACTACAGGATTCCATAAAAATCCTAATCAAAGATATGTACAAAATTCTGATTGGGTATGGCATACTAAAGCTATTACTGTAACAGAAGCTATTGAGACATATAATTTAACAGAGGATCAGATTAATGAGTTAGGGGTTTCTATTACTAAAGGATTAAGTCATAAGCATGATGTAATGGGTGGTACTGCTGAATCAGTATGGGATCATTCTATTAAGAATTTGCAGATGTCGTCTAATCATAACATTAGTAATGATAAGACCAAAGGTTTAAATCAAAGTCCTTTAAATGCTTTACGTGCTTATACTGATTTAGTCTGGGAAACTCACTTTGAGTTTAAAGCATTTAAACAATTAATCTTTTTAGGTTATAGAGATGAATATAATAAGCAGGTAATTATTCCTTTATCTTCTGATTATAAAATTCCTAAGAATGCTAAGAAAGAAAAGAAACTAAACAGGTTTGATGTTGAGACTGAATTTTATACTTGGTATGATAAAGCATTGGATACAGAATTTACTGCTGAAAGAATTTGGATACCTAGAAAGTATGAAATTGTAAGATTAGGTGGATCTGTATATCCTATCTTTAGAGAAGTTCCTTATCAGTATACTAATGTTGAAGATCCGTTTTCGACATTTACTTTAAGTACTTTTGGTGCTATTTTTAATGCTAGAAACGCACATTCTGTATCTTTAATACAACATGCATTACAACCTTACTTTCAGTATTTATATGTTAAGCATATTCAAAATAGAGAGTTAAGTAAGTATCAAGGTGCTATTCAAGATATAGATGTTGAGCAAATTCCAGATCAATTAGGACAAGATTTATATGGTAATGAGATTAGAGACAAAGTTGCTACATGGTTAACTACTTTGAAGAAAACTAATAAGAACTTCTATGCTGGTAGTCAAACTACTTTAGGTGGTTTACCACCTTCTACTAGAAGTCCAGGTTCCTCTAGTCATATGATTGGTACTGCTATTGAGTTAATGAATCTTCAACAACTCTTAGAGTTGATTAAAAGGGAGATTAGTATGGCAATGGGTATTAGTCCTCAAAGGGAATCTAATTTCCAATCTGGTTCTAATGTTTCTGATAACCAACAGGCTATTACACAGTCTTATGCTATTACTGAACCATATTTCTTTACTCACAGTCAAATATGGAAATATGCTATTAATGATTGGTTGATTAACTTTAGAACATTCTGTCAGACTCAATTTGAAGTACATAATCTTAAGGATTTATCATTTCATTATTGGTTACCTGATAATACGCAACAGATTCTTAAGGTTACTCCTAATCATTTAACTCATGCTGATATTGGTCTATTGTTAACGAATAGTACTGTTAATCAGAAATATGCTGATTATATGATGCAACAAGTTCAAGCTTTTGCACAGAATGGTGGTGAAGGAGTTGAAGCAATTAGTCAGATTCTTATGGATATAGTTCATAATGTTAGTCCAGCAGAAATACACAAACGTATTATGGTTCAAGAATCTAAAATCCACGAGCGTCAAATGGAAATACAAAAATCTCAACAGGAGGCTCAAGCACAAATGCAGCAAAAAGAATTAGAAAACAGAGAAGATATTCAAAAGTTTCAGATTGATCTTGCTGTTACCAAAGCAATCGAGGATAGAATTACGAAGCTTCAAGTTGCAGCAATTAATGCTTCTGGTTTTTCTGAAGAAAAGGATATGGATAATGATGGTACTCCAGACATTATTGAGATAATGGATCACGGTCTTAAAGAACAGAAATTAGCCTTAGAAATTAAGAAACAAGCTGATGATGTGAGACTTAAAGAAGAAAAATTAGTAATTGATAGAAAAAAGGCTAATAAGCCCACATCTAGCAAATAAATCAATTTGATAATTTGGTAATAGATGTTTGTTTTTCTTTGATGATTTGAAATGAAAGACACTCGATGCTAAATTATATATATAACTTTGCAACATGATAAAATTAGAAAACTTCTCATTTAATCTGGATGATGATCCAGAAATCCCCGTTCCAGAAGATACTACGGAACAAGACTCCCAAGATACTACAGAGGAGGAAGAACAAGATCTAATTGAAGAACAAGATAATCAAGATATTCCAGAAACAACAGAAGAAACTCAAGAGGATGGTAAAGATCCTTTAGCACAAGCTACATTCGATAAGTATGTGGCTTTAGGTGTTCTTGAGCCTGATGAAGAATTCGATGGTACTTTTGACTATATTGAGTCAAGATTAGATGATGCTCCTGTAAAATTGCTTAATCAAGCAATTCAAGAATTACCAGAACAAAGCCATGCTGTACTACAGTTTATTACTGCTGCCGGTGCGAATATTACAAAAGATGAAATTATTAAGTTTGTTGAAACATGGAAAGAAGAAGATAGAACTTCTTTTGAAATGGAAGATGAGGCTAGAACTTATTTAGCGGACAAACTTAAAACTCAAGGTTTAAGAGATAAAGCTATACAAGCTCAGCTTGATGATCTTGAGGATGAGGGTGAATTGTTAAACGAGGCTAATAAACTTTTAGCTGAAGAAAACACTAAGACCCAAAAATTAATTGATTCTAAGAAAGCACAAACAGAAAGTAATAAGCAAGCAGAAAGGCAGTGGTATTCTGCCATTCAGGAAGAACTCAAAACTCTTAATTATACTAAAAGAAAGAATGATGAGATTCAAAAGACAATGGCTAATGCCAACAAAGTATTACAAGATGTTTATACTAGTCCTAAAGCAGTAATTCAGTTAATGGATTTACTTACTAAATTTAATGGTAAGGAATTTGATTTATCTGATTTTGAGAAACAAGGAACTACTAAAGCAGTAAGTGGTATTCGTGAGGCTATGGCTAAGTCAGCACAAAATTCAGCAGGAACTAAAACAGCAAGTACACAGAGCGAATATGTAAAACAAAAAGATCGCTATGTATTTGGAGTAGATTAAAACACTCTATAAAGAGAATTATTATATAAAATGACTAGAAACTCAGCACTCGTAACACACGACAGAAAAGCATGGGGCGGATCATATTTTGATTCGTTGACTCACGCTACAATGTTCCGTAGTTACAAACCTTACGATTTTGGAGTAATGACCGCAAGGTTGTTCTCTTCGGAAATTGGCTCCGACCTTATTAATAAGAAATTTACTTATTACACAATTGCCAATAAAAATGTTTATGTTCTTCCCGGAGGTACTGATGATTATACATGGTATGCAATGGGTGACACGGATGTAGAATTCCGCATCACTGAACTTTTAGTTGATCCTGCTTCTCAGCCCGGTAAAGGTGGTTTGCAATTTAGAATTGCATTAGACCGTGATTGGTTGCATGAGCCAGCAGTTATTAAACTTGCTTCTAGCAATGCTCCTTTGTTAAGAGTAATTGGTCAGCCTACTATGCGTTCGGCTAACTCTTATGAGTATTTGGTAGAAATGCAAGATGGTGACGTTAACTCGTTTATTCCTGTAAGTTTACTTCAACCCGGTATGACGGCAGTACGTGTTACTTCGTTTACTTCGGATGAATTGAATCAAAAGTATGCACCAGATCAATATGGTGAAATGTACAAACTTCAGAACTGGGTTGCCAACTATGGTAACAAAGCTGAATTTACGGACAAATTCATTCGTACTGAAATTGCTGCTAGAAAAGAAGGTAGAGGTTTACCTGAAACTGCTAGTTACAATGTTGGTGGTAAGTCTATGAAAGGTGCTGCTATTTCTAGCGGTTATATTTATCAAGCAAGAGGTACTGATAAAGTAACAGGCAAACGTATTGAAGTTGGTACTTTCATTACGAACATTGAAGCACGTTTGGAAGAACGTACTATGATGGACAGAGAGTATGCAATGGAATGGGGTCGTCTCCAAAAAACTGTTGATCCTGATACCGGTCGCACCATTAAAATCCCTGCTGGTTGGAGACAATTAGTACGTGATGGTCACTTCATGGAGCACAATGGTAACTTGAGTCTTTCTGATATTCAAGAGTTCTTAAATAACATCTTTATTACCCGTAAAGGTTTCAAAGATCGTGAAATTAAGATTGCTACTGGTGAAGGTGGAATTGACTTCTTGAGCCGTTTGATCTTCAAAGAATTTAGTACTATCGTAACTATTGATACGTTGCTTGCTAGCAAACGTTCTGATCCAATGGGTGTTCATGAAAATGAATTGGAATATGGTGGTCAATTTACCAAGTTCAAAGGTAACAACGGTACTACTATTACTCTTGTTTATGATCCAATGAAAGACAATCGTCAATTGTTCCCTGAATTGGCTCCCGGTACTAACCGTACTTTGGAATCCTTTGCAATGGACATCTTTGACTTTGGTGTTACGGATCAGACTCCCGGTAATGCTGGGATGAAAAACAACATTTGCATGGTTATGCAGGATGGTGTTGAAGAATTTTATACTGTATCGAATGTATACAACTTTGAAACTGGTGCAGAAATCTCCGGTGGAAATGTGTATGGTAATGGCAAAGAACTTGGTATTTATCGTGCAATGTCTGGTAGCATAAACGTGTGGGACACTAGTCGCATTGGGAGAATTGAACTCAACCCTGCTGCTTAATTAAAAATTTAATCTTAAGAGTAAGGATAGAGTTAGTTCTGTCCTTACTCTTTTTTATTTAGAAATAAAAAGTTTACATGAAAAGTACAACTATACTATATGTGAGTCCTGTGGAAAGGGTTCCAAGTCAAGGTAGAGATAGACAAATCTATTCGTTTATTGATCCTAAAACAAATCAATTAGTTCAGACCAAAGCCATGAGAAAAACTCGTGAAACTGGTACTGAAGCTGTTTATGCTTTCCAACCTTCTTATTCTCAGAATAGGTATTTAACTGGTTTGGATGAGCGTATTAAAAATCCGTTTCAAGAAGCATCTGTAGATGATCTATTAAATCAATACAACCTTCCTGTTGAATGGAGAAAAGAATTAGAAAAAATTGTTACATATTCCGAGATTAGCAAACAGTCTTATTATGAGATTTTGCATAATCAAGTTCCGGGATTTTATACATCTGCTTTTAATCCTCTAAACTCTATCTTCAAAGCTTCTGGTAAAACTAAAGAAGAAATTAAAGATACCACGTTTATTGATAGATTTAGCATTACCTTA